GAGACTATCAAATCGTTCGGACATTTCTGCGATTGCGTCACGAGCATCATGGCCCGTAAGTTCACGCTGTTGAAGCTTAGTAAGCAGTTCAAAGAACTCCTCATACGGATTTTCGGCGTCAACGATACCGATACTCTCGGGAATCTGCTTGACACCGAATGTGACATATGGATTGTAGCAAAGCTTAAGACCCTGCAAGAAGTTGATGGATACTGTATTGCCGAGTTTAGCAGCAGTTAGTGCTTGCTTGATAACATCTTCCTTATGCAGGCGTCCGTTATCTTCGTTTAGTTGTGTAATAAAACTTGCGCTCATAATCTTCTTTATACTACATTAGAGGATGAATGTCAAACAAAAAGGTACTTCATCCAATCGGTCATAGGGGAAGCTTTATTTGTTTACGGGAAAACTTATTACAGGAATCACAATGCCGGTCCTGTGCGTGATAATAGGATTCTTTATATGCTTTGCCCCATTTCTGCCACTTATGCCAGCCAATTCTACAGCCCCAAAAGGTCACGAGCAGTTCCTCTTCACGCAATGTACGGAATAAATTTTCTTTTTCGGCACTCATACTATCTTCACATAGTTAAGCTGGGTGCTATCTTCACGCTCATTACGATGGCGTTTGACCTTGCCTTCACCATTGACATTAGAAGTAACTTCCAACTTGTTGCGATGGGCAAAGAAGATTACCTTATTGTCAGGCGTAATAGCAGTGACGAAAAAGGTTCCCCACTGTTCGGAGAAGTTGCAACGAAGGATTTCAGCAGTAAACTTAATCTTATCGCCGACTTGACCAACGAATCCAGTAGCAGCGTTGACACGAGCATCAACAGTCTTGCGCTCATTCGCCCGAATATACGCAGCAGGAAGTGAAGAAATTATAGCAATGTCGTAGTTGCTACCAATCGCTTCGGTTTCAACGACACGAAGCATATTTTGTTCAAATTCAGACAATTTGCGATCAGTAAGCATCTTGAAAGTCAGGCTCTGACAATGCTGAATGACCTTTTCGCTAAGTTCACGGTCTTCGTCACGAATGTCAAATGAAGCATCAAGAAACTGACGGATGAGAATCTTGTTAGGGAGACGAATAACATTGCCTTCATCGTCGGTAGCACCAATCTTAAGATAGCCACAGTTGGCGCGATGTGCAGCACACGCAGCAGCAAAAACATCAGTAGTCTTGTATGAAGGGCGAATCTCACGAGCCATTTAGTATCTCCTTGCTATATATTCACTATAGCAAAATGGGTAAGTAATGTCAACCGTTTTTTTAGGTATATTTCTTAATTATGCGAATAACCAACCAAATCAGAAAAACCCAAAAGATGATGGGGAGCAACATAGCAAAGATTGCGAGTAAAAAGTAAAAAACTCCTACAATCGCTGCAATAAATGCCAGCAAAAACATGAATATGAATTCCATTACTTGCGCCCCTCTAGGATAAAGTCACGAACACGCTCACGGTCGATGCTGTCATAAACAGGCTCTTCGCCGTTGCTGCGATACATCTTTTCAAGCTTGCGGGTAGCTGCTACGACTTCGGCAGAGGTAGCGTCTACGTCTTTGTAGATGCCATCAATGCCGTTATAGAAGCTAAGCACGTAGCTGACAAAATCTTCGTTACCCATAAAAAATCTCCTTAGAAGCTATATTATCACTATAGCTCCAAGGAGACCTTTTGTCAACCGTTTTTTTACTTTTTTGGATTCTGATTTACAAAATCATACATCTTTTGTGCAGTCTCAAGGACCTTTTCAAGCCCTGGAAACTCTGGAGCCGAGACTTTGGTAACAATCTTACCTTCGTCATCTTTTGATTGCGAGACTTCCCAACCAAATAATTTGGCTTTATATTCTTCAATGACCAGCTTTTCAGCTAGGCCCAAAATATCAGAACGGATTTCATATCCATTCTTATTGAACTTAATTTCAGGAAGTCCTGGAATCTTGCTATCACTCATATCGTATCTCCATTATTTTTGTGTCTTAAACATGAACTGTGCAGAATCCTGCATTTTTTTCATAGTTTCAGTGTAAAACGACTTATCTGTTACTGTCTTATGCATATTGCTGGCAGTAGTAAAACCAACATCAATTGCCTTCTTAGTATACTCGTGTTGAGCATCTACAAAGTCATGCATGTTTTTTGCTAGACCTTCGTGCTTCACAAAAGTATCTACAAAAATCTTCTTTGAAGTTTGGATAGCCTCTGCGGTGTTTTCAATTAAAATCTTAAGCATTTTAGTTGCAACGACCGAGAAGGTCACGGTTGGCGAAGTATTCTACCTTTGAAAGGCCATTGCTACGGTCTGCATCGGCATAAGCAAAAAACTTCGGCTGAGTGCGGCAACCAGCGCCAGTCAATTCAGTAAGGGTGATTTCCCCGCTAGTGTCTGCATCAAGCTTGGTGAACAATTCAGTCTTCCAAGAAGCAAGTGCTGGGGTTGATAGTGTGAGAGCCGCTAAAAGGCTGATTGCGATATTCTTCATAATTTTTTCCTCTGTGTGTGATGTAGCTTTGCTACGTTTTATTTATGCTGCAAGTGCGAACAAAAACAAATACTATTTAACCGAATCTAAGTAGCTTTGAAAGTCTCCGTATAGTGTCATCATCATTGCTATTCTATGGTCGTATAGTTTAATATACGGTTGTTTCTTGCCATTGTCAAGCAGTTTAACGCCGATGTAGTACGGACATTTAACCTTTTTGTCAAGCATCAATGTATACTTTCCCCAACTACTTCCCCCGGTAGTACCTTTGGGAGGAGTAAAGTTGAAGTCATAATAAGCTATCTTAGCTTTGTCAAATGCAGTCATGCCAACATCAGTAAGTCGTAATCCAGAACCAACTCTACCTGTAACAAACCAATCAAATACTAACTTATCCGGTGCAATGTCTTTCCAAGGAAAATCTGGATCGTCCTTAGCTTCATTTAGTATTAGTTTTACTATTTCAAGTTTGGTCTTGGGATAAGTCATCGGGGTAGACCGTTCTACCGCTGTTCATAAACACAACGGTAAACTTATCAGTCTTGAATTGTGCGTTCAATTTTCTGCACAGATTTCTAGCATGACCTGGATTTGAAAAGCTTGTTTTCTTGTATTTGGGAGCAACATCATTAGCTAAGTAATGCGAAGATTTCAAGTTGATTGGTTGATCGTCATAGAACACAGCCCAAATACCAGCAGCCTCGACAATTTGGTCGCACTTATAGGTCTTTTTATCTACGTACTCTACTAGTACATTTGGTTGTGTTCTACTCATTTAAACGAGCCGCCTTTAATCTCTACCTGTATAACTTCGTCATTTACATTACTTTTGTCGGTTTGTGATAGCTCGTGTAGGTCTGATAGTAGTTTGGTCACTTCATCACGTAAGCCACGTGCGTCGGATATAGGCAAAACCACATCTTTCGACTGTTTGGATTCGACCAACGACATTTTATCGATGAAGCGTTTAATGTGTATCATCATAGATATTTATCTTACTTTTAGCTTCCGATTCAGTTTTGAAGGGACCTTCATACGGATAACGTTGGATAAAGATGTATTTAGGACAAAAAGCAATCACTTTGGTGCCGTTTTGATCCATAACAAAGTACCCTGCTGCATGAAGACACTTTGATTTCTTAGTCTTAGTGTATAAGTGCAGTCCACGTTTAACGTCACAGACTGAATTATATACCCGGGCTGTAGTCGGGTATTCCGGATACGGAATCGGAACTTTAGATGTTTGCTTTAAATTTGCAAACTTTATCTGTGTCTGCTTTTTAAGTTCTTCGGTGTTGTTGAACTGAAGGAAGGTGCCGTTTATCTGCACCCCGTATCCAGCATTGTTAGCTTCGATATTACCAACTTTTTTCTCACCATCAGTGACGATCCAAAATTGGTTCTTAACGATTGGCTTTGCGACTAGTTCAGTCATGTGTTTCCTTTGTTAACATTTTAAATAAATCTTTCTTATGCTTAGGTTGCCAATACTTCCCATCTAGGCCGCATTGCCCGTGTCGCCGAGCAATGCTACAATACGGCAGCTTAGCCTTTACTTTCATTGGACCAAGAACTATATCATCAACTACTGTTTTTGCCTCAGGAAATTTGGAGCATTTGTAGTTAGTATCATATACTGCTACGAGACCATTCAACGTGAAAATCCTGTCAACCATAGACATAGTAGAATGCTTGCAATCTTTGCACGAAAAAAGTTCTTTAGCCATTCAGAACCCCTTTATAGGGAGAATTGAGCCACTTTGCGTAAGCTTCACCCTGCTCACTAAGGCGAGTGAGTTCATACTTACCGCAGAACTTCATAAAGTGAATGCCTACGCTAGGAGTAGCAGTGACACGAACATCATTCTTGATTACGTTATCTACTGCTTCCTTAATATCTTCGGGCTGTGCTGTAAGGTCAATCAACGTGCGGTTACGTTCGTAATCATCCCTTACCCGATGTTCAACGTCATCATGGTCAGTCCAACGCTGTAGCATCATGTTATTCCACTTGAAGCCTTGCTTTTCACGATCTTCAAATGCTTCACGGATGCCGACAGAATTCTTAGAACCCTTCTCACGCACACCCGGGTATGCACTGAATACGTTATCAGTTGCGTCACCACGAATAATCTTCTTGAACAAGAGATATTCCGGATCCTCAAGCAACTTGTGTTCGCCAGTCTTCTTGTCTTTGACGGGCTTGCCGCGGTCATTAAAGTAAC